GGAGGAAATTGTTGAGTTATAACAACCGTATTAATAAACCTAGTTACCTTAAAGTTATCAGTACCAAAATTAATCTCTGATGAGAGAATAATCAAGGATATAATAAACCTAAGGAGATTCCAATAAAGACTAACTGACTCACTTTTTCTAGCCTTTAGAATAGCTAAATGATAAACTATTGTATTTAGCAATACATCTGCTGCATTTTCTTTTAGTGCTAAAATAGTATTCTTAATTCTACTATACTCTTTACAAAGATTAAGAGATTTAATAATAATATCAGACGATGACCTCTCTACTACCCAGGAGATTTTTTGAAACTCATCAGCAGTAAACTCTAGTACTTGAACCTCATTTGACATAGTACTTTCCTAGTTTAGGAAGCCGCTGCTGCACTGGCTTTATAAGAGCTACTGGCGGTATCTTAATTTCTTTCTCACAAAAACAGCAAATCTTTCTGCGCTCTCCCTCTAACGGATAGAAAAAACGACTATGCAAGCATAGTTTCGTCCCTATGATGGGATCGGCACTTTCTATTCTGCATAAACCGTACTTCTTCGTATAAATACGAACAATTCCACCTGAGAGCTTCCAACGAGCAGATGCCAGTACACCTACTAAATTAGAAGCCCCAGGAGGAACTATAATCCTACACCTCTTTGTGATTGAACCACAGACGGAACAAATCTTATAATCCCAATTATCTGCATTGCAGATTGGGCACTTTTCGTCAAAATATTCTTCTAGAGTTATATTCATAATTTTAAGTGCCTAGAAGGGACTTTAGGAACTCAGTATCTCTAATGAGATTTGACATCTCATAAAAACCTTCAGCCCCTGAATCCCACCGTACCTTACAATAACCCTTTGCTAGCAGGGTAACAATCTCTCCTGTTTTGTATCCTTTTCCCGAGGGAAGAAAAACACGCTCACCTTCCTTGTAATCTGTGCTAAATATCTCATTCAGCACAGAATTGATGTCATCCATTGCGTTCCTTCCCATAGCAAAACGCTAGGAAATCTAAGATTACCGTGCATAACACAAAATCTCAAGCACAAGAACAAAACGGGAAAGGTGATTAGCCTTTCCCGTTCCATTCTTACTAAGTACACATCGTGTACTTATGCTTAAGCACTAGCAACATCAGCCTTTTTAGCACGCGACTTGCGTTCCTTCTGAGAAGGAGTACGAGCGCGTGGCTTATAAGCCTGAAGATCCTCAGTCAAACGAAGGATCGTAACTTCCTTTTCCTCCCCAGTTTCCTTATCCTTAACCTTCTTCTGGATAATCATCAGGGGCATCTGGCGGTTAACGATAAGCGTGCGTAATGCCGCACGAGTACTAGCCGCCGTCTTCTCTGGAGACTTGGAAGTATCGTCCCCTAAATCAATCTTAACCTTGAGGAGCTTAAACTCCCCAGTTTTTTCATACACCTTCATAAGGGACTCCAATGCACTTGCCAAGTACTCATCATACTTGGATGATCGGGTTCGAACCTTACGAGTCACTTCATAATCGCCAATATCAAAATCCTCAAATGTAATTTCCATAACTACTTCCTTCTTTTTTTTCTAGCTAGAGCTAAGGTGTAGACTACTTGCCGTCACCTTCTACGCGGACAATAACCAGCTTCTAAGAGCCTGTCAAGCCCCTAGCTGTCGAAATCAACAACGTCCGCGTCGATTGTTGAATCGACTGAAAAATCTGCATCCGCATCAAGAAAAAGCCCTTGATCCTTGTTCTTGGCTCGCCACTCATCAGCCCACTCCCTAGGAGGAGTCTCTATCCAAGCACGAGCCAATACCGCAGCACGATCGGTAACCTTACGGAACACCTCATAATTCTCACGCCCTAAAACATGAGTAGCAACACTCGTCATACCGTTATATACATCCCAAATGGATGGATCTTCTCTCTTCACGTTTGCCATGACATTCTCCACAAAGAACTTTGAAAACATTTGTTGCTTACGACAAACTTCAAACGCAGACAACACATCATTTTTAGTTGTTCTAACATTTGCCATCAACTTGAAGATGGCCTCCAAGTCCTTAAAATTATAAATTAGCTTTAAAGCTCCTTTGAGAAGGGTCTCTTGATCAATTTTTCCAAGATGGACCTTACGAATAGACATCCATTTTTCAGGAATTTTCAATCCATTTTTACATACAAGACGCTTACCTTCAAGCGTCATACCTACACGAGACGATCCATCAAGAGAATTCTGAAATATCACTGCACACTCTACGAGATCTCCTTCCTCAACCTCAACTTTAATCATGGGTACATTTACGATTAGATACATCCTAGCACCATGCTCTGTAACCCTGATATTGCAAGTTAAGGATGTAACATCAAATTCTCTTTCTAGAGATCCAATCGTATCAACAAATGTTCCCCAGACATCTTTATGCTGAAGCAATTTATATTTTGGGGATACAACTCCAAATACCCGCCCACTATCTGCTCTAATAATGATTGCACGCTTCTTATCTTCAATTACCGAACCATCAAGTAATTGTACTCTCAGTGGTTCCTTTACCACTGGAAAATCAATTTCTTCCGGAATTCTCACGAAAGCCTCCATCGGGAAAAAAAGAAAAAGATCGTAGTGCGGATCGGCCCCGAGCCGACCTAGACGCTGTACCAGTACTCCGCGTGCGTGTCAAGGGCTTTAGATGCCGATACGCAGAATCGTGCATGCGCAGCATCTACGTGCTCTAATGTACGCGCGAGCGTTAGATCGCGCAACAGGCGTTAGGGCGCGCAAGGGGCGCTATCGGCGCTATTCGGCAGTAAATACGTGGAAATAAGTAGCTCGGTTACCGATCCTCTTTCCGCGCCTTTACACGAGACCGTACGCTTGTTCTTTACAAGCTCGACCCGAGTAAACTGGTAAAGGGCGCGCGTAAATTCCGTGTTAGAATTGGAAATTAACATTTTCACATTAGGATATTCTTTACTCATTTTTTCTACTAAAAACGCCAGCTCATAATGATCTTCTTCTTTAAAAGCATCACTTGTATATTGAGAGTACGTTCCATAATAAGGAGGGTCACAATAAATGAAAATAACTTTATTTTGAATTTTCTTTGGATACACTTCCATTGATCTAAATGGTGCCGCTGTACAATTAATACTTAAGTTGTGTTCCATAATTAAAGTTCTTAATTCTGCTATTTGCTCTAGCTCAGCATCAAAGTTACTTTTAGCCATACGCCCAAAAGGGACATTAAACTCACCATGTCTATTAACTCTATACAATCCATTAAAACCTAATTTGTTCAAAAAAAGTACCCTAGCTGCTCTTTCTTCTGGAAAGATTGGGTCCATTTTTCTTACGGCATAATAGTCTTTTTCTGTATTTTTATAGGTTGTAAGAAAATCTTTAAATATACTCAGATCCATCTTTAAATCAAAGATTACAGTATAAAAATTAATCAACTCCTCATTAGTATCAGTGAGATATACTACCACATTTTCCAATTCATCTATAATCTCAAAAAATAAGGCCCCACTACCAACAAAAGGCTCTACATAGACATCGAAGGTTTCAGGAAGTCGCTTATAAAGTTCAGGTGTAAGATAGCGTTTACCTCCGCACCATTTCAAAATAGGCTTCATCTAAAAAATCTTCTCCTTATATTAAGTATCCTCTATTGCTCCTAATAGTTCTTTTTTAGAAGCAACATTAACTACATCGGTTTTTACATAAATTGGAGCATCTTCTTCAGTTGGAGGTTCAAAATGAACATCAATAGCTTCCTTTCCCTCATTAAGCTCAGCTGCTAATCTAGCAACATCGTGTCGTTTTTCATGCACAAAAGCTTTTGGCTGCTCTATTCTACTTCTAGAAGCAGCATCTACCATAAAACTAATTAAGCTCTCTGCCTCTTTCTTTTCTATTATCGAAACAGTAAAAACATTGTCAGTTTTAGTGGCTTGCTCAAGGCGCTTGACAATGCGCCCAGAGTCCCCAAGAGCCTTCAAAGTTAACTCTCTAGTTCTTAAAATTCTATCTATAAGTAAAGCTTTTGTTCCTACCTTATTTTCTGGAACTGCCTCTAAAAGACCCCAAAGTTCCGCTTCAAGATCTTTATTGGCTTGAAGTAACTCATTCATATGAATGTCTGCATTAGGCAATACGAAATTAGGATCACTGCGCATTTCTTCACAGTAATCCCTTGCTGTTCTAACACTTATATTGAATTTATTTGCTATATCTATAAACGGGTGCCCTTTCAGATACTCTTTGTATACTGACACCTTTAAAAGTAAATTTACAGGTATATTATTCATCACTCTACAAAACAAAAGAAACTAGTATCGTGTGGAACATGATCCATTGCCTGCATACAGTATGCAAAAGCATGCAAAAAGTGAGGATCGTCACTAAGATTCACCCATCTATATGAAATCCTTCCTGCTTCAGAGCGCTCTTCTTTTCTTACCACTCCAGTTATATGCTTAAATAGCATATCCTCACACACATAAGTAGGCTTTATAATACCCCTATCATCTCTACATAACTGTATTAACCCTCTAGGATTAGGACAGACTACCTCACCTCGTTTCCAATACCCCATTGCAGCATCTAGAAGTTTATACCTATCAAATGATACAACTCCTATCCCATGCTCCGACATACCACGAACTCTCATACTGTGCCCAACCTCGTCTGACCATCTTCCTAGCTTATCACTATCTTTATAGTGGGCAAGAAACACTCTACCTCTAAAAGCCTGTTCAAACAGTCGAGCAGAGTTCGTATCAGGTAAGTGGTCACAAACAGCCATACGCACATTATACTTGTGCATACGCTCATAAAGAAAAGAAAAAACATTAAGCTCTTCGTTCCCGCGTTTATAGTCTTCTAAAGTAGCATCAATTATTTCTGCGTGTATAAGTTGCCGCTTACCGTTTACAAACTTAGCTACTACTAGATGAAGCTGTCCTTGCCTCTGGTCCACTCCCATAAAACAATTAGATTTATCTGCATCCCACTCCAAAACTGGGTCCACACATGCAACCAAATCCTGAAGATCAATAGGTCTACCACGGGGCTCTATATACGGAAGACCGAGACCAGCGTTATAGAATTCTTCTAAATTTTTCGTTTGGTGATATTCATCAATAAGTTTTTCAGGTATATAAAATGGAGACATCATCTTATGGATATGCCACCCATCTATCAAAGAACTAGGATTATGTTTGATATACACCCCATCTTGTGGATCAACGATATAATATCCACATTTGGGGCATTGATAAACATAATCTTTTCCTTTTTTGACGATACACCTAGGGAATTCATGGGCGAGACGAATACCGTCAGAGCATCTACACCGTGTATGCCAATACTGCTGGTTGCTTCGCTTGAAGTAGAAGTCAATAGTGTCATTGGGAACTCCAGCAGTTGAAAACTTAAAAGTATGTGGATAAGGAGAAGCTGAAATGCGCTGCTCTACTTGATAGATATCATTAAGAGTCATAAGACGTACTTCATCTAAAATAAGCACATCAAATGGAAATGAATCCTTAGTCAAGGAACCTTTCATATACAAAAGATATAGAGAAGATTCACCAAACTGCTTAAGCAGCACTGTATCAACATTACCAGAAGCATTCAAAGAGTTCGCGTACTCCGGTATAGCTTGAATCAGAGGATTCAGTCTATCCTTACTAAACTTTTCGATGCCGTCCTTGGCTGGGAGGTAGTAGGCGACCTTCAGAGGAATCCTCGGCCCCTGGAAGGTGGCAAAGACGGCTTTGTGGCACGCCTCCAGGATACCATATACCGTCAGCCCGACCTGCGCCGACTTCATTATTACTTTGTGATTATTGTTAGAAGCAAAGATCGGAATAAGATATTTACGAAGATCAAAAGTAAAAGGACGCCTATCAACCTCGAACTGAGTAGTCAAAGCCCAAACAAATAAATTTTCTTTACGTAAAGCAGAAATTTTCTCAGGAGTAAGTCGTTTGAGCAGATCTTCGTCCATAGTTACTTGCACCAATACTTTACAAAACCAAAAGTACTAGCCAATTTCACAGCACTAATACAATATAAATACCAGTTAATAATAGCGCAGCTACCAAGCTGAATTCTTTTTCCGCACCTTATAAAGTAAAATACCCCGGCTACTTTATTCACCGGGGTACTTATCTCCGCTAGAAGCCTTTAATCCGAACTAACCGCATCAGGACTATTATAATTTTCCTCAAATACGCACTCCTTAGGAATATGAATAATCCCATCTGCGTCAATACCAAGAGCACGCTTAGCACTATTATGACAAACCAACACAACCTTCTTAGCGCCCTTTTCACGTAAGAAGTCAGTTAATGATGCTAAATCACTATCACCAGTGATTAATACCAAAACATCATAATCATCAATCCCCGCTAAAGCATCAATAGTAATATCTACTTTACGAGATTGATAGCCAGTAACCTCTGACTTATATAGTTTCTTATCAATCTGAAGATCACAGCTTACAAGTCTAGAAACAAACTTATAAGCATCATTTTTCTTGTCAATAGACAAATAAGCCCTACCTGCACCACCAGTACTCTTACCGTTTACAATCTCAGCAATTGTCCCGTTGCCAAGGGCCTCCTTTACAAATTGAATGAGAGCAGAAAACTTAATCTTTGAAGACCTGTTGTAAACTACCTTTGTATCAGACCACAAAGATAGAATATCATACACTATAAAATGACGACTCATTTTACTTCCTTATTACATTGCTCTTACACGTACAGTGTAAGAGAATATGCCCACAACTTGGACATTTTGGTAATGGCTTTTCCGGTTTATCTTGAGAGCGCATCTATTAACCTTTCTGGTGAAATTTTCAATAAATGAGAAAACTCAATAATCATTATTTCACCAACCAGCACAAGAAAAGGGTATTTCGGAAGAGCGCCTGTGTCAAGAGAAGAGGTTGCCAATATTGCATTAAGAAGCCACCTAAACCGATCTACTGGCAATGCCACGAAAATTTCACTATGTGAGGATTTAAATACAACAAGAGGAATACGCTTTTCAGTACATGCCTCTTTAGCTTGTTTCCAAAATTTCCATATAAATGACGTATGTTTAGGAATTGTATGGAATTTTAACTCTGTATAATTTTTACATTCTATAGCAAACGGGAAATTTGTAGCATTAGTGCAAACATCTCCTGCAAAATCAAAGCTAGAGTTTAGCAGTGATCCTCCAGATTGTGGAGTTCTGTGAAATGCAGATCCCCACCACTTGCTAAGAAGCCTACACACAGTACGCTCAAAAAGTGCACCTTTAGCCTTTGCACGCTTACCCGCTGCAACTCGTATATCTGATTTAGACTTAAATACAGGATTATTGCCTAAAAGCTCTACATCCGAGGAAACAAGATCCTCTTCATCTACAAATTCGAGGTCCATTTTATTATCCTTATTAATTAAGGTAATGACGCAACTGTACCTCCAGCTGCAACAACATCTTCTTCAGCACTATCTTCACCTGTAGTAGTAAGAAGCTCCTCCTTAGGAACCCCCACATCAACAACAGGCTCTTTACGCTTAATTATACTTTTACCATTTAACTCTATAAATTCAAACCTTTCCCTTATAAACTCTGCTACATCTTTAAATGTAAGTAAATATTTAAACGCACCAATCGCATCAAATTGTTGTGCTTCAACTACACGCCGCACTTCTTTGCGCATTTTCTTAGCTTTAGCCTCTTTTCCCATACTATTTAATCCTTGTTCCTACAGCAGTTCTTTCCAGAACAATTTTATTTTGGAAAAAAGCACTATAATCATTTACATGTGTAACAACAAAAATACTTGAGTACTTTGAACTTAGAAACCTTAATAGGTCTAACACACGAGCAGCACCAGCTGGGTCCATGCCGTCGAACGCCTCATCCACGCACAAGATTGAACCACTCATCCCGTGTCTCGATGCTAAAAGATTAGAAAGTGCTAACATAATCGCTAAATTTACTCGTCTTAGTTCACCAGTTGAATTCAGACCAACACAAGGTGCACCTGAAGAATTAATAATTTGAAGTTTAATTTTGTTTTTTAACGCTCCATCCTTGTTTTTAAGATCTGCTGTGATTTCTGCTGTAATTGCGCCTCCTACCAAGAGACTTAAATATTGCTTTATATATTTGTTTAATATTGGAATATATGCTTTAAATAACTCTCTTGGTACACCTGATCTAGAAAAAGCCCCCTCCCAGAACCGAAGTATATCCAATTGGCGCTCTGTGTCTAGAACTAAAGCATCTAGCTCCTGAAGCTCTTTGGAAAGAGACTCTTTTTTCTCTTTCAAAGAAAGGAGAGAAGCATCTGAACCATAAACAGAAGATTCGGCTTCTTCAATCTGAGAAGATATTAAATGTGCTTCATTAACAGCCAAATCAAGATTACTTTTTTGTTTATAAATCTCTTTAGTAACCTCAGAAATTTGTCTTTCTATCTCAGATAGACGTTTTACTGCAACTTTCTCTTCCTGTAAGAAGAAATCGTATTCAACTTTAAATTCATTATTTTTTTGGCTATGCTCCAGCTCTAGAGCAATCAACTCATTTTCAATACTATTTTTAGTAGTTAGCGCTTCTGCGCATTCAAGGTCTAGCTCTGCTATGCGCTTATCACGGGTAGTCGTATCAATCTCGGACCCACAGTAGTCGCAAACACCTTCAAGTCTTAAAAAAAGCTTTTTCTTTGCTTTATTTATAGTTTCTATAGAGTGCCTACATTCTTCAATACGTTTTTCTAATAAAAACGTATCTTCTCGCTGCTGTAGCCTTACTCTATGATCTGCTTCAGTCATAGAAGCCAACTTAGCTCTTAAATTAAGAAGCTCTTGCTCAAGCCCACCTTTCTCAGGAATAGAAAGACCTTTCAAAAGTTCTTCTATCTCATCTATTCTGTTTAAAGCTTTCTCTAATTTCTCTGCTAAAGCAGCTATTTTAGCTCTTTTTAAGATATTAAATTGAGATTTATCTGCTTCTAATTTAGATATAGTAGATATAGTATCTACCAATAGTGTGTTAATTGTTACAAATTTACTCTTATAAGTAGCTAAATTAGGTACGGAAATCGCTAATTTTGCTTTAGTTCGTTTAAGAGCTTCATCAAATCTAGAAAAATCAATAATATCATATAAAAGATCTGCTTGCTCTGAATCAGACATCTCTGAAAAATGCTTTACTCTAGAAATCGGTCCTTTACCAAAGAAAAAAGCGTTAATAAACGTATCAAAACTAACACCGATAAGCGTTAAAATAATAGAATCTACAGAATCACCTTCTCTAGTGTTCCTTAGATCTACTGGAATACCGTCTACAGTAAGATAAACCTTATTTTTATGTATATCATGTTTCCTGTATCGTGTAATTTCATATGTCTTACCATCTTTCTCTAAAAGGAGCCTACCCATGCAATTTTTCCCTGCATGAGCGTTTACAACATCGTCTAAATAATCAATCTTATTGATAGTTGTTCCATAGATAATCCACGGAATCGCACCAATCACAGAAGACTTACCTACACCGTTATTGTTAAAGCCTTCAGCAGCAACATTCTCTGCTGTGATCTCAACAATGCCTCGGTTAGCGAGAGGAAGGTCTAGTTCACGAATAGCACAAAAATTCTCTAGATGTAGGTTCAGAAAATGCATATTAACTCTTTATAATAGAAATAGTAGAAAGAACTACGCTTGGTTCATCGATTACATAAGAACACTTCACTGTAGGAGCAGGCCACTCTTTATCACACTTAGCACATATATATATACCAAGTCGTGGGTGTATACAAGCAATCTCCTGTTTTCCATGAATACTACACTCACACATGATATCTTTCATGTCTTTTTGTTTATTCATGCCTCCTCTCCTTGATATAACCCAATACCAACACTAGTTACTGTTTCCTTATCTATTTTACCTGAATACATCTGTACTACATAATCTTCTAGAACTGTAATAGGGTCTATTATCTCTAACTTATCCTGTGTACAAATCTTGAACTCAAGCTCCTCCTTGTCCTTAACAAGAATTGCACTCACAGACAAAGCCCCCATCGTTTTCAATTCCTTGGTAAACTCCACCAGGTCCGTTTGGTCATCATCTTTTTTATAAGCAATCGTAATAAACTTATTACTAGGGTCTATAGTGTCTCTTGGAGATATGACCACAAATTCAGGTGCACTTGTCCTAACCCGCTCAAACGTATTAGCATCTGAATCAAACACCAAAAAACCTTTACTGTGTCCACGATCACCGAGATCATGCTGAAGCAACGATCCAACATAAACTGCATTAGGCATTCCTCCAATATGCTGATGTATGTGATAATGTCCAGCAAAAATGTAGTCAAATGGTACATTGAGATCTTCCTTTTTGAGATCAGATTTTAATCTGTAATCAGCAGGCCCTACCATAGCACCATCTACTGAATGATGAAATAATAAATACTTCTTAGCCTTTACTGGAGCCTCTACCTCTGCCCAGTGCTTAGCATAACCTAACCTTTCTCTGGTTAGCTCAACGCTCTCAGAATAAGGAACACCCCAAAAAAGACAATCACTAAAAGATGTAAAGCTTTCGTTTAAAACAATAACATTACTTAGATACTGAAATGGAAGCAAGCTATGTATATGCCCACCTTCATCTACTTGATCATGATTTCCAGGAATCATAATAAAAGTTAGATCATCATACTTGGCTATTAAAGAAAATACAGAAGAGTATACATCTATATATATCTTTTTTGGAACATGAAAGAGATCACCACAAAACACTATCAATTTAATATCATTTGTTCGTGCATAAGAACACATCTGCACAAATGCTGCCATAGCATCTTCAAGTCTAGAATTAATCCCATTCTTGATAGTACTGTGTTGAGGCCAGTTATGAAAATGAATATCAGAGCATACTATAAATTTCATTGTGTCTCTTATGTAATTTCTTTTTATTTAGTAACATCGCCCATAATTTTATCTTCCAAACGCTCCCGATGGAAGTCCACCCGTGGACCCAAAACCACCTTCACTTCTATCAGTTTCAGATAGGGCATCAACAACAGTAAATAATGCTGTTACTATGGGTGCAAATACCATTTGTGCGATTCTATCACCCTTCTTAATCTGAACAGCATTAAGACCTAAATTAGCTAGTATTACTCCAATTTCTCCTCTGTAGTCTGAATCTATAGTTCCTGGAGAATTTAAAACCATAATCCCATGCTTTAACGCCAACCCAGACCTGGACCTAATCTGTGCCTCATACCCACGAGGAATCTCAACGGCAATCCCAGTCTTTACTAGCTTAGCTCTACCAACTTTAAGCATTTGATCATGTGCAGCTACTAAATCAAAACCTGACGCTCCCGGTGTCGCCTGTTTAGGAAGGTCACTCTCGGCACTCCCGTGCAAGAACCTTATCTTCACCTCTATTGCCAATTGCCCGTTCACTTCCTCTATAAGTTCTCGAATCATTTGCTTTTTCCTTCCAAAGTTTTAACCACATTGTATATAAATGCCCACCACGAATAATCATTTCAATATCAACCTCCAATTCTTCAATCTTTTTTATATCAGCCTCCCATTGCTTGATAAATGAAACTAACTCATCACTTGTTTTATACTCTTCTAGTTCTTTTACGTAAAGAAAGAGTGTTTTGAACCAATCTTTCATTTATTTGCTCCATCTTAAAATTCCCACCCATAATAATACAGTTATTCCATACAAACTCAAAGGCATCAGTAAACTTAGCTGCTTCGTACACGACGTACCACACGCATCCGCGTCTTAATTGATGCTTTACTAATACTTTTGGCATTTACTAAGCACACAGTTAAAGGTACAACTTTAAAATCTTTTTCATACAACTCTAATTTAACTAAATGTTGCTGATACCAACCCTCTTCAACTCCAGTCCATATCAAGTATTCATACTTACAATTTCTAAAAAAGTGCTCATTAACAATGAGTTGATTTATACTACCCTTACATATTTTAGACCGTACAAACACTACCTTATGTGGTAAGAAGCACGCTTCCCTAAATTCAAATTTTAGAAAATCAATAGGTACTGTACAAAATAAAGTAGTGGGAATATCATTCCTTGCTTTATGCAGGTACTTAATAATCTCAATATCAATATATCCCTCCAATCTAAGATAGATCTCAGTAGGGTTATGGTCTTCAATGGCTTGATCTATAATTCTATGCAACTTAGGAATATCAGTAGATACAATACATCGATCTCCAGTGAATCCTACTATCAAAATAAACCTACCTCTTTTCCGTGTGCCTCTACTCTATCAAGGTTGGCAGCCACCCACTCGCGTGCCTTCTCTTGTCCTATTGCTATCTTTTCCCCTAAAAAGGTATATGTCTTATTATTTTGTTCAATAATACCATTAGCCAAAAACAAATCAAAATATTCATTTTGCTTATCAATACCCGAAGCAAAAAGAAGTCTATACTCTGCAATTTTAAAAGGTGCTGCTACTTTATTCTTTATTACAGTAACTTTAGTGTTTATTCCTATCGGAATATCACCATCCTTCAATGTTTCTTTCTTGCGCACATCTAATCTAATTGAGGCATAAAACTTTAAAGCTTTCCCTCCTGGCGTTGTTTCTGGGTTACCATAAAGTACCCCTACCTTTTCACGTATCTGATTAACAAACATTGTCAGAACATTATGCTTAGCACCCACAGTCGCAAGCTTCCTTAGCTCTTTCGACATCAACCGTGCCTGAAGCCCAATGGTCACGTCACCCGCCTCACCATCAAGCTCCTTCCGCGGCACCAAAGCCGCCACAGAATCGATCAACACCACATCAATTCCTGCGTCAATCAGCTCGAAAAGTGTATCAAAAGCATCCTCTGCGGAATCAGGCTGCATCAACAAAAGTGTCTCAAGATCAACACCAACATTCTCTGCCATTGTAACAGAAAATGCATGCTCCGCATCTATCATTGCACAAACATAACCCATTTTCTGAGCATTAGCAATGACAGATAAACAAAGAGTGCTCTTACCTGTGGATTCCACACCAAATATTTCTACAATTCTTCCTTTAGGCAGCCCCCCTATTCCGAGAGCACAATCAAGATTATAACTCCCAGTCTTAATTATATTTTCTTCCCCTATCTCTATATGAGAAGAAGAAGCGACTGTAAAAATCTCACGCTTCTTAGACTTCATATGAGACTGAATTTTAGTAAGCTTACCTGAGTCTATAACTTTAGAAGAAGCTTTATCCTCTCCAGCCTCTGTAATTCCCGCTAGATCTTCTTCATCCACAAATTCTAATTCAGGCATGGTTTGCTCCACGCTAGGAGCGGCAGTTTCCCACCGCTCCTAGCATAATATTCTACTTATTCTTCTGTGCTTGACGTGCTCTCAACTCTGCAAGCTTTTCTCTCATAGTATCTGATGCAGAGGGCGTAACAGGCATTTCCTCAGGTGCAACAGACAACATCGCCACAGGTGCGCTATCATCTGTAAGATTAGGGGCCATTTCACGCGCTATTTGAGCATTAAAAGACGAATCAGGCATCTGCCCAAAACGAGCCTTTTGAGCCTCATAGGTCATTTCTTCTGGGGCAAGAAGCTCATGAAGTTGATGCATATGTGGCTGTAGTTCTTCCCAAGAGAACGGAAGCTCTTCCTCCTCCAGAACTTCAAACTCGGTTTTCTGAGCACCGGCAATGCCAGAACCTGCATCTGTTTTATAACAGGTAATGCGTACTGAGCGCCCACTCTTAAGATCGAAAACATCCCCGTACATGTAGTTAATACCCTTACGATCCTTCTTGAGGATTTCTTTAGAAAGATCCTCAAATTGAGCCTTAGTTGCTTCCCATATCTGCACACAAGGAGCACCCTCAGCAGTAACAAGATTATCCATATCAATAACATTATAGGCATGCTTACGTGAAGGAAGCATATCCCTACCTGCTTGCCTTACCTGCGGATCTTTCGATCCGAACCAATCCCACGCTTTCTCGCAATCAAAGCATGGCTTACCAAAATGTTCCTTCTGGCACCACCCAGGACTACGCTGCCCAGGCACCTTGAAGTGCTTCACAACACGAAACGTAACAGTCTTACCGTAAACAGGGTGCTCAGGTGCCCACGGTGGCAAAATCCGAAGAATATATACCTTAGGATCTTTCTTTGAATCACCAGCGACAATCTTAAATCGTTTAATCTTGTCTCCACCCAATGAAGCTAAATAATCATTTTCAAGTTGACTAAGAATTTCATTTCCCATTTTTACACCTTTATTCCTTTCTAAGTTTAAATTCCACGAGTGGAAAGCATTGCAATTCTTTCCATTGACGTAAACTTCTTCTCAAGAGCCTTACAAAAAGCTTTGAGCCTTTCCTCTACCTCTGTTGCCTTGTGGTATGCGATAGCCACAGTTTGTACATCTTTATCTACAGTCACCCAAGCTTTATACAACTCCTCTGTAGGTTTAATCCCCGCAGGAGGACTATTACGAAACTCAATCTGCTTAGCAGCCTTCAAACGCTCCAACTTATACCTACCAAGCTCATTAAAGCTTGATAAACGCGCAAGATTGTCAGTATACATCCACAGCACCTGTGGAAACTGTGCAAATTCTGCTACCGGATGATCCTGGTCTATATCCAATAGATTCTCATCTATGTATACATCTCCAAACTCCGGTACGGATAAAGCCAACTGCCGTGCCATGATCTGCGCCTCCTTTGCGCCAACGTAACGTATCAGAGAGCCAGTCCCCCTGTCAAGTCCTACTTACATCGTGAGAAAGTCTTGATTTTTGTACGAAATTTTGTCGTACAAATTTCTAGGAGCAATCTTCAAATCTGCCAAAATTGGAATCTCAAAGTTCCAATTAGAAAAAATAGCAAGTATAGGTTCAACTAAATGTTGCTCCTCTCTGTGCCATTCGAAAATAATTTCATCATGGATGTTACCAACAAGTCGTGTCCGTGCTCCCTCCTCAAGCAAAAATTCATAACAATTAGTCATAATAGTCTTAAAAATATGAGCAGCACTACCCTGAATCATAAAATTAACTGCCTGACGCAGCATTTCTTCCATCTCAAATTCATCAGTAGTTGTCTTTAGAGCCGGCAATCTTCGAACATGCCCAAACATTTCCTTAACATAGCCATTTCTAGTAGCAAAATTTCTTACAGCAGAAACAAACGCAGCAGCAACATCATAGGTCTTCCAGTAAATATTAATATATTCAGCGCAATCCTTTACAGACTTAAAAATATTTGCCTCCTTCAAAAGAATACCTTGAAATTTTTTCGCACCGCATCCATAAAAAGCTGAAAAATTCAGCTGCTTACCAACAGTACGCTGCTCTTTGGTAAGCTCCTCTGCTGTAACTCCAAACAAGCCACAACCAGTTTGTGCATGTAAATCTATTCCATGCTTATATGCATAAATCATCTTAGGGTCTTTAGAGTAAATAGCTGCAAGCCTAAGCTCTATTTGACTTAAATCACAGCACACATATATAAACTGATCACTTTCTGGCACAAGTGCGCGCTTAATAGGCGCGCCTCTGGGCCAATTCTGCATATTAGGATTAGACGAGGAAAGTCTTGATGTTACTGCAACTATCTGATTGTACGAAGTATGCAACTTCCCATCTTTAGTTACTCTATCTAAAATACCATTACAATACGTGCCTACAACCTTATTAGCCTCTCTAACATCTAAAATATCTTTAACTATCGGATAACGTTTCTTAATAAAGCAGAGAGAAAGTTCATCTGTTTTCATTTCTCCAGATTTCTTAGAAATCTTTCCAGTATCGATCCCTTTGGATTTAAAGGCAGAAATAAGTTGTTTGGTTGAAGCAACATCAAACTTGAAACCAAAAAAATCATAAATCTTTTTAGACGCAACACGCTCTATTTCTACATATGTATCCTGGATCTTCTTAATAGCATCTTTATCAACCCTGAATCCTTGGATCTCCTGATCTAAAAGACAAAGAAGCGTGCGTCTTTCCTGCTCATACAGTGCAGCAAACCCTTTAGCCTGAAGTTCAGCCTTAAACAATTGATAGAGATCAAAAGTGTAAACAGCATCCTTACATGCATAAGGTGCCATCAATGAAATAGGAATTATAGCGTATGAAACATACCTCTTCTTTGCCTCAGGAAATATCTTTCTAGCGGCCTCCATGTATGCCTCTAGAATACCCTCTTCGTTTGCTGCTCCTTTAAATAAGAAGGTATCAGCTAGTACTTTTAGTTTATGCGATCCATTTTCATCTAGAAGAAAATGTTGACAAGCAGTATCTTCTACGTTTAGAGGAAAATACTTACATGCTGTATAAAACTTTTTACAATCAAACTTCGCATTATGCAATACCCATTTTATCTCTGGGTCTAAAAATAGATCTGAAAGTTCATCCCATAAGACTTTCTCCTGAAATTGTTTTTCACTTGTTACATGCTTAATAGGAATATAATAAGCAGAGGCGTCCCCAAACGCTAATGAAACACCAATAATCCAATCATCATAGTCAAGACCAGTCGTTTCGGTATCTATAGCCACTAACTTATAGTTTTTTATCTTAGGAATAACCTCATGTACAAAATCATAAACCGATACAATCGTTTTTAGATTAATTTTCTTATAGTACTCAGAGCTTGCTTGGACAATTCCTCTAGTAACAGATTTAAGGGCAGCCTCTGTTATAGGGATCGTTGCTGGATCAAATTTATGAGAAAATAAAAAATCTGTAGATGATTTAATGCCCTTAGAATCTATACCTAGCTCAAAGGCCATTTGATTTTTTAATGGTTTTCTCGCCACACTATACCTTCTTTATTCTGCTATTTATAGGTGTAATCTCTCCTTCGCGCCTTCTAGTGAGAGCAGAAAAGTCTCCATCTGCCATTTGCGTTGCTATTTCTCTATGAATACGGGCATTGTCAGCTACTGCACGCTTATGTATAGCGTTTTGCATAGAGTCTGAATCAGATAATTTTGCAAGATATGGAGCGCCTATACAACGCACATAAGGCTCTCCGCACGCACACAGTATTATATCGTTCCGCTCCTCAAATTTAACATCTTTTTCTATTGAACTTCCGCAAGTTTTACAGACGTAATCATAGGTAGGCATAACGTGTCCTCTTTGTGTGCACGCACAATTTGTACTCTAGAGATCGCTATTTTATCACGAATAACTGTTATTATCTCATTAACATCCTCAGTAGTTTTTATTGTGTAAGATTTAGCTCTATAATTATCTGTATACACCTTAATTAAAATTCCAATATCAACATTTTCTAAAGGTAATTCATATAGATATAAAATTTTGTTTTTGCTTAATTTTAAAAACCCAACCGCACTCTTCGCCTTTTTATCTATGTGCACCAAACACGATAAGCTCTTTAATCTGTGCACAAGCAATGCCATTGCTTCCGCATTTCTATTTACGTTAAAAAACCCATACGCTGCAAAATGCAGCATGTCTATACGCCTGTATGCCTCCTCTACTATAGGCTTTGCTAATGCTGATACCTCTATACAAGCATCTTTATGCTCGCACCCCCTCACAGGACAGGTCATTACCCCTATAAGGAAGTTTGAAAAGCAATCAGGTCTTCTTCTAGAAATTAGCATATTAATGTATTAATGCGTAGACTAAGTTTACAGAACGGGGATTACCAATAGTTGCATACGCCTCTCTTATTAAAGACTCTGACGCCTCGCCAGGATCTTTTGCATCCACGAGCATCACATCAGCATTGGGAAGCTCTTTAGCGGTTTTTACTGTAGTAGCTAAAGCGTCCTTATCCCAGCAGATAACAACTCGTTCAAACATTTTCAGAATGTTACGTTGTCCGGCTGACAAGTTCTTAGTAAAAGAAGCCACTACCTGGCACCCAGGTAGTGCCCTTTCTACGGAAAAGAGATCAAATACACCTTCAACAACAATAATTTCTCTAGTATTACATACTGAATCTTGGTTATAAAATGCGCTGTTATATTTAAAATCTAAAGGAAAAAGATAAGGGCGATAAAGTGCGTCTTTATACCTGCGCTTATACTCCGCCTTACTAAGCAATGTTCTTGCAGTCCAACCTATATTCTTTCCATGTACAACTACAGGAATTATAATTCGCTCTTGATAGAGCCCAGCATAACAAAAATGAAAATCATGATGCTCAACTTGCTCTATTGTTAGTCCTCTGTTGAACAGATACTCTAAAGCCCGCACTCCTATAGAATCTATTTCACGTACACCACTCTCAGTAAGTACTGAGCGCGTATATCTAGGCAATGCAATCTCTGAAAGCTCTGTATCAAGAACCTTAGGAGTTGGCTTCAAAACCTCAGCATACTCATTAACATCAAAATTATCACCAAATAATGTCTTGAATAGCTTTACTAAATTTCTTGTTTTATACCCACAACGAAAGCAGTGGGCACTACCTTTCTTTGGATTTATGTAGAGTTTGCCTTTTTTATCAGGAGTTTTTTGTGTAAATCCACAGTACAGACAATTAATGCGGTATTCACCCTTAGCTTTTTCATTGGCAGTTCTAGGATAACTAATACTCGCAAGAAGACGCATCATCCATGTCCTCGCTTAAAAAGCTGCGTATGCCCAAAATTAGTATCAAAGTCAAATGTTAAAAACTTTCTTCCGCCACGTTGTTTTAGTATCGTTATTCTAGCTTTGTTTTGCTTGTACTCTTCGTCTGTTTGATCCAACATTAATAAACAATCTACGTGATGATAAATTTCAAGTGATTTCCCCACATGTTTAACAGTCTTGTTCTTTAATCCCAAACCTTCTCGATTTGCTTGGGCTGCTGTCACAATACAAATATCATCCTCAGTACACCACCCATGAAGCTGAGCGAATATCTTACCTATTGCTGAATATTCCTCCATCCCCCTGAAATCATGCTTGAGAAGCGCCGCATAGTCAATCAAAACTAACCTTGGTGCCATCCCTTTAACTTTCAAAGAAGAATAATGTGCTCTTAGCTCTTTAATAGAAACTCCCATAGAAGGAAATTCTTTAATAATAAGCTTATTATCAAAAATAGTCTTTATTTGATCCATTAAAAGCTTTGTTTCTTTTGGGTATTCAATATAAGCTAATTCATTCAACCCTAAACTAGTATCAATACGCTCTGCTACCTCTTCTTCAGGCATTTCTAACGTGTAGTATACTATGGACTCATTATTAGCAAGTACATTAAGCTCAGCCAAGTCTTTTAACCACATAGACTTGCCCTGCCCACCCTCGGCTACTAAGCAGTAAAGCCTTTTAGTACTAAGCCCCCCATATCGTAGAACTTCATCTAGAGCCCCTAACCCTGACGTATATATTCTGTGTGCCTCTGGGCTTTTAGTTATTCGTTTCTCAATGCCCTCAGCATAATTAGTTCCGGTCCCTTGTGTAAATTCAAGTCTAGTTCTAGCCTCTTGCCAACGTTTATCCAATTCTTCAAACTGGTCTAACTGATAAAGTGCCGGTGACTCCAGAATTACCTTTTTCCATTCCATCTTCTTTAAGAATGGAACTACCTTATCAATAATATAAGGCTTATCTTCCTCAGAAGGAAAAATCTGATTAGACTCCACAAGAGAAATAGCTGAAGAAACAGCATTCTCATCATGGGCATCTGCCCTAATTGCCATTTCCTCAACAATTACATCTACAGATGGGGTTTCCTTATAATCAATAACACAATCCCTAACTATTGAGAATATAAATCCTAACCCAGGATCTTCAAAGTACTCCGGTAAGATAAACTGCGACCCATATGTAGCAAATTCTTTATTTGCTAGCATTAGGTGCAACAACTTTAATTGAAATTTCTTAGAAAATGAGAATGTAGAAGTAGCCACTATATAAGGCTTTTATAAAAGAAATTTAAATTAGGTTAAACCTCTTCAAGATCTCCAAAGGAACAGCAGGATCTTGAGCATTAATTGGTTTAGCCTGCATATGTGTAAGCTTCATAGAACTATAGCGTTTACCACTTAAATACTCCTTTTTATTAGAAAATGATAATAAGTTTTGTAAAGATACCTGCTCACCCCTCGCTAACGCCCGTGAATAGTTCCAGCCTATAAAATCCAAAGCCTTAATATCTGCGTCTACGCATCTTACAGAAAAAATGAAAGATGCTATAAAAAGCGTAGAACGGTATAATGACCCAATGTCTCTCAGTACTGTCTTAATGAAAGCAGATGTAGGAATCAGTTCAATCAACAAGTCCATGACAGGTGAAACAAACTCAATTTCCTCTGTTGAAATACCAGCTTGCACCCGATATCGCACATAAGCCGCAACATTGTCCGCCATCTGTGCCCCTCCTGCTCAGTCACCATCAGACCACAAGTCACCCGCAGAGACAATCCCCCTACGATCCTGGACGCGAGCGCATGTAAGCTGCCACCAGAGCCATATACAATTCAGTGTCCCCACCCTGGTCAGGATGAACCGCATGCGCGAGCCTCTTATACAGGGCATCAGCATCTTTAGACGCTAAAAACCAATCTTCCAATGACGTAGAAGAAAGATCTAATGTAATTCCTTCTTTAAAAAATCTAGGTAATTCTTTATACTGTTTACAAGTAATTCTAGCTACAAACAAGCCCCCTTTTTCTTGTTCAAAGATAGCTTTATCATGAGAAACTATGTCTCTGTATAGAGGATACAGATCCTTACGAATAAAGATAATAATATGCTCTTTATTAAACTTTATATTAACCATACGTACCTACTAACATAAGTTTAGTAAAACTTATATTTTCACCTTGCATATTCTTTCCTGACTCTACTGTAATCTTAGCAAGGTGAGCTATATAGTTATAAGGAATATCTGCTGTACCTGGAGTAATTTCTGGATATTTACATCTGCCTGGAAGAAGCCCTTGTGCTGTATCTACCACAATCCGCAAAGTTTGATCTTTATTTTCAATAATACGTCCAACAAAATTTATTATAAACCTAGATTTTGTAGAAAAAGCTGAAGGAGCCGATACAATAAATACCTCAAATGCTGACCTAGAAGACTTCACTAAAGGATAATTAGAATACATTTCCACGTAAACAACATCACCAGGAACCAGCTTTGAAATTAAAAAATTAGGCATCTTTTTTTAGCAGTCCAATGTGAATTATCAATCTCGTGTAAAATTTATATGTCCGAAAAATTGTCCTCATTCTACTATTCATGAGTATATTCTCAATCAGGTTAAGTCACTTACATCCCATCTGAAAAACTAAACATCGCGAGTCACCCTTGTACGAGTATAAATAGCTAATACACTCCCAATAAATCTGTGTTCACTATCTTGTGGAACAAGCTTGTGCCTAAGTGTAGTTGAGTCATGTACTGATATACTCTTAGAACTTACATACCTATCTAGGTTGTTAGCATAAATAACAGCTGCATCCTCAATATCATGCCCTATCACACGAGAAAAATACATTAACGTACAATCAGACGCTCCTTCTTTCTTTAATAAAGAAAGAAATAGATAATGCTCCTTCTCTAGAGGAAGTTCTATCACTTCCACATCAAAACAAAGAAATGCATTAGGGCTGGGCTCTACAGGAGCCCGCACAAAAACAGACGGAGATCTAGGCTCATTATTTATAATAATGTTTCCTGTGTAATCTTGGGTGATTGTATCAATGTCTATCGAGCACGATGCTTCAGATGTGTATCCGAAATTAGATACAGGCCCCTCACACCACATCATATATCGATCATAATCAAACTCTGGCCTAGCTATAGAATGTGGCATACTCATAAAATGCTTAGCCGTAAGCTCCATCTCCCGGTCAAACAAAGACGAAACTGAGTACAGCTTCGGCGTGATATAGTGCGTAACTTTTAGCACAGAATATTCTTTATTAAATGCCCCATCAAATTCAAACCAGTCATATTAATTCTCGTCTATATGAATAGTAAATGACTTGTTTTTGCTATACTCACTAATTCTATGCTCTGAATGATCCAGTAAGGACTTGTGCGTAGCATCAATAAAGTCGTGTATTTGCAACCGATCTGCATGTCCACCCTTACGAAGTCCTCGCCCTGATCGCTGATGCACCTTTATTACAGATTCTCCACCCCAGCCATTATCAATACATCAATCTCAGGAATATCGATTCCTTGATCAAATATGGTAGAAGCAATTATTGTAGGACAATCACCAGCTCTAAACTCATCAACAAGTATTTTTCTTTGAGCTACTTTGGTCTTTCCACTCAAAAAGGGAGCATCTAATGCGCTGCTAAAAATCTCACCATGAGCGATTTCTTTAACTAAAATCATCGTCTTTAACGAGTCTTCTTCAGCCTTAGACGCTATCTCAATAATCAAACTATTTCTATAATCATTATTTACTATCCCATTCTGAACTGCAAAAACGTAGTCGCTTCCCCAAAGATCGTGACTTTCAATCGTGTGCATATACACGTCAGTTGCCAACAAAAAATCTTTTTCTACTAATTCATCTACAGGAATAAAAGAAACAACAGGGCCAAGTAAAGCCACTATGTCCATATTTTTGTTATCGTCACGACTTAATGGTGTCCCTGACAACCCAAACCGCCAAGGAGCAAACGTCTTATTTATCACAGTTTTAAAAGTTGTAGCTGCTGCTGTGTGACACTCATCCACAACTAATACATGAACCTGTGCCAAGTACTGAAGTAGCCCCAAGTCATGATTCTTAACCCCACTTGCTAATGTATCCACACTGGCTATAGTAATATCTCCAAATACAAGATCCCCAGCAATACACTTAGTCACTCTTTTATTGGGGCAGTACTTTTTATATATATCATAGGTTTGTTCAACTAAAGACTTACCCCTAACAAGAAAAAGCGTAGGAAGGTCTATTGCCTGTACGACCGCAACGGATACAAGGGTCTTGCCTGCTCCCGTGGCAGCACCTAGAATGCCCCGCCCCGCTGCAAGTAACGCCTTTATACCTCTCAATTGATAATCACGAAGCTCAACTCCTTCAATTGATATCTTATCAAGATCATAAGAATATGTATACCCTGTATTGTCATTTACAACTACAGGTACTCCAACCATCGTACGAATCAAACTTTCTACAACAGGAAGAAATCCTGTAGAAAATCTACCAGCCTTAGCATCGAAAAATCTATAATACCCATCCCACTTCTTATTTTTAAATGCAGTACTAAACCAATAGTTCTTAGCCTTGTACGCTAAATTTTTATACAAAAAAGCATAAACTTCTGCATCTGGAGATACTGTACATTTATCTAACCTCTTATCTATAACTATAGATCGCATTAATTACTCCAAATAAATATAAACGAAAATCCAACCTGCCATGAATGTAAAAGAACTCTTTTCTTTTCGTTCATATTGTTATTCAAATATGTAACCAACCTATCTATTTCACCAGGAGTTGTAGCTCTTAATGTAAATACTTCTACGTTATTCATTATGCTCCACAAATACCACAAACAGTGGTTTATTTATCCAATTTCAAATTCCCAACTTTCATGATGTTGCTTCCAGCTCTTTTGTTCTGGATGTTGCTTCTTAAAAAGATTTAAAATAGCTCGCCTATTAATTCTTTTTAATACGTAAATATCATCAAGAGAATCGCTAGTAAAAGCAACACCTCGTTGTACACCACTCTCCTCCCAGGTCAAGACTAAAAGTTTGACTTTCTCCTCCTTAATAAATGGAAAATCAAAAAAGCTAATAACTCTAGAGATTATTCTACGTAAACAAAGATTTCTATCTAGATGACAGCTTGCCACACCTGAATCCGAAGCTTGACAACGTACACACGCCAGTCTAGGAACAGCCGTATCCCTAGAAATAAGCTTGCATTCATATGCAAACTCATCCAAAGACATTAAAACAGCTGTAAAACCGTTACTGGACTTGAGAGCATGAGCAACAATACGAGGCACGCGCGACCTCTTCCTCCCCCTTAGGGGCGAGTCACGCTATACACCAAAGTGGCACCAATGGCAAGCCCCAAAGCACCAAAAACGTAAGGGCGCCACGCTGGCACGGACGATGCAGACAACTCCGCGAGATCTAGGCGAAGTTGGTCAATAGTTCGGTCTTTAACTTCGATTACACCTGTGTAATAGGTGCGCATAATAGCTTTATCAGCATCACACTTACTACGGTCAATAGCAGCAACACTGTCTTTAGACTTAAGCTTAACTAGACAAGCCGCCTCACACTCCTGTGCAGCTGATACTAACCGCATGGAGGCATCTCCTGTAAGACAGTATCGTGTAACAGTAAAAACTACAGACTTACGGGCTGGAACCGTTATTCGTGGCAACTCACTTTCTTGTGCGCTTACGGGGCTCGCGGTTAATAACAGCATCAAGAGCGCTATTGACTGCCTCAGGATCTTTTGAAAGAGCTTCATTTTTATCGCTCACTTCAGCAACAGCCGCAGCTATCCTTTCTGGTTCCGTTTCGAGGATTGCTGCTTTATCTGCATTGCTTTTCGTTTGAGAGTTAGCAAGTGCTGCATCTCGCTCGGACTCAAATTTAGATATTTCTTCTCTTTCTTCTTTTCCCCTAATAAAAAGCTTCTTAAGAATTGCCAAAGCTGGATTAGCCTTTGATAGAGCAAGATATCCTGCTACTATGACAAGGATACCCAGAAGCCACTTCCAATACTTATAAATAAATTTAAACATTATTTACCTTTTACAGCTTTATACCAAAGATTTCGTGGCAACTCACTTTCTTGTGCGCTTACGGGGCACACGATTAATAACAGCATCAAGAGCACTATTGACTGCCTCAGGATCCTTTAAAAGAGCTTCATTTTTATCACTCACCTCAGCAATAGCCACAGCTATCCTTTCTGGCTCCGTTTCGATGATCGCTGCTTTATCTGCATTACTTTTCGCTTGAGAGTCAGCAAGTTCTGTATCTCGCTCGGACTCAAGTTTAAATATTTCTTCTCTTTCTTCTTTTCCTCTAATAAAGATCTTTTTAAGAACTGCCAGAGCTGGATTAGCCTTTGATAGAGCAAGATATCCTGCTATCTTTCTAGTGCGCACAAGTGTGCACTGGTAGTTCCTGCTTCGTCCAAGCCGGTTTCATTAGAGCCGAAGCTCTAATCAGAGCCTTCTTGTCCACAGGCGTAACTTCCCCCGTAGCCCGAGGTACTGGTTTCAGGTTGATTGCCGCGTTTACGTCCCGGTCGTGGACAACCCCACACGTAGGGCACGCCCACTCGCGCACACTTAACGGCAGCTTCTTCAAGACATGCCCACAATCAGAACAGGTCTTGGACGACGGGAACCAGCGGTCGTGAACCACGATTTCGGCCCCGTACATTGGCGCTTTATAGGTCAACTGCCAACGCAGTTGACCCCACGCTTCATCTACAATCCGCCGCGCCAACTTGTGGTTTCGGACCATGTTCTTCACGCACAAATCCTCGATCCCGACAGCTTGGTTCTCGCTGACAAGTCTCGTGGTTAGCTTATGCACATAGTCCGACCGGATGTTGGCGATGCGGTTGTGAAGTCGCGCCAGCTTCATAACCGACTTCCGTCGGTTGTTACTTCCTTTCTGCTTTCTACTGTGACAACGAGACAGCCGTCGCAGCCGCTTGAGATTATTACCCAGAGCTTTCGGCCCTTGAACAACCTCGCCAGTAGACAGTGTGGCCGTAGCCTTGATTCCGAGATCCACACCGACGACACCATCGGCGATCCTCTGCTTGTGAACTTCGCCTATCTCTACCTGAACGCTGATGTGCCATTGGTCGGCTGTGCGGGAAACCGTTGCCCCGAGTACCTTACCCTCGAAGCGCAATTCCTCCCACATCTTGACCCAACCGATCTTCGGTAGGTGTACTCGCTTCCCGTCGAATCGGGCCTTGTCGCAAGCGACGTAAAAGCTGTCCCTCGACTTCCCCTTCTTCTTGAACCGGGGATAGCCCGGCTTCTCGCCGTTCTTCACGCGGCGAAAGAAATGGTTGAACGCTGCTTGAAGGTCGTCAAACGGTCGCGCATGAGCGTCCCGGTGGATGTCGCGCATCCAAGGCCACCGCTCATACTTCTCAGTGTTGAACTGCTTCTTGAGACTACGACCAGTCGGCTTCTCGCCCGCCTTGTAGGCCGCCTTCCAGCGCACTAGCGCCTCGTTGTAGACGAACCGAGCCGTCCCGCACGCCCGTAGGAAGTAGTCCTCCTGCTGAGCATCGGGCACGAGTCGGATTCGGTGGGCGAGGATCACGGCTTCAACGCTTCCTTCAACGACTTTTTGTAGTTCCGAAGTCCGTAGAGGTGTTCATCAAGCACGGCCTGTGCGTATGCGCGTCGCCCGGACGGCAGTCGTTCCGCCTGCAACGTGCCTTCACGATCCCAGCGCTGGAGCGTGCTCCTGCTTCGCCCTAAGTACTCCGCTGCTTTGCCGACAGAAAACATCTTCATGGTGCTTATGTTTAGCGTATTCTGGGTACGTTGTCAATAGCTAGATTCACGCTCCTACTATGACAAGGATACCCAGAAGCCACTTCCAATACTTATAAATAAATTTAAACATTATTTACCTTTTACAGCCTTATACCAAAGATTATGCACCAGTACTGAAGCTCCACCCAAAAGTATACCATAGATCCATTTTGATGATAAAGGTGCTTCTAAGTAGGAGGTCCCAGGCAACGGAATATACACAAGGAATATGCCATACAAATACGGAAGTAGTGGCACAAAGCGCCTACCTTTACCCTTAAAAAAAGCCGGTAAAAGCTTTTGCACTAAGTGTACAAGGAAGAAAATTACAA